AACCCATATATCGTAACCAAAACGAACGTGAGTTCTATTGTTATTTTAGTCGTGACACGGTTCGACGTGCATCTGAATTGTATTTGCAACGTGGAAACCAAACTCAAGCAACGTTAGAACACGCAGTTAAGATCCAAGGTCTATGTTTAGTTGAATCATGGATCAAGGAAGATATGGAAGCAGATAAATCAGCAAAGTATGGTATGTCTGATCCAGTTGGTACATGGATGGTAGCAATGAAAGTAGAAAACGAGGAAGTTTGGCAAGAGTACGTTAAAACTGGAAAAGTAAAGGGATTTTCTATTGAGGGATACTTTGCAGAAAAAGGTCAAGTAAAAATGTCCCAAGTACAAGAGGCTGAACTGAAAGAACCTTGTTGGGATGGCTATGAACAGATCGGTACAAAAATCAAGGATGGTAAAAAAGTACCTAATTGCGTACCTATTGAGCAAAGCCTACAACAGATCAAAGAAATATTGCGTGAATACGCAAAAAGTGTAACAGATCAAAATCAATAAGTTTTATATATATGAATGCGGAAACAACACTAAGTCGTATAATGGATACACTCGGATTGAAATCCAATACCGACAAAAAAGAAGAACAAGTTGAAATACAACTTGAACAGAAAAAAACCGAAGATGGTCAAGCCATATTTGATGCAGAAGCATTTGAAGTAGGTCAACCAATCTTTGTTGTAACACCCGATGGAAACATTCCTGCACCTGCAGGAGAGTTCACCCTTGAGGGAGGTATGAAAGTTGTAGTAGACGAACAAGGATACATTGCCAATGTTGGAGATGCAATGGAAGAAGAAGAAAAGGAAGAAGTAGTAGAGGAAGTAGAACAAAAAGGTTATCCAAAAAAGGAAGAAGAAATGGGTGGTATGGCTCCTTCACAACCTAAAAAGATGACAGAAACACTAACTAAAACTATGGAGTATTCAGAGGAAAATCCAAATGATGAGATCAAAAAAGAAATTGAATCTTTGAAAATGGAATTATCAGCATTGAAAGAAGAAAAAGAGGAGTTGTTACAACGTTTATCTACAGAAGAAAGTCCTCGTAGAAAACACAACCCCGAAGCAACCAGCAAAACCCAATTGAAATATCAAATTGGTGCTAAAAGAACAGAAACCATTCAAGACAGAATTTTTAACCAACTATTTAATTAAGACATCATGGCTAATTTAGAAAAACATAATTTCAGTGGACCAACCGTAAGTCCAAATACTTACGCAGGTCAGTTTACCGAAAAATACATTGCGGCTGCATTGTTGAGCGGTGAAACATTATCAAAGAACCTTATCACGGTTCACCCTAACGTTGCATACAAGGAGGTAATTCGTAATTGGAGTAATTCAATTTCAGTGGATGCCGCTACGTGTGATTTCACAGATGGTAGTAGTGTATCATTAGGTGAGTACGTTCTTACCACTACAGAGAAGCAAGTAAACCTTGAACTTTGTAAAAGCAACTTCTTTAATACTTGGGAATCAGCACAAGCAGGATACTCAGCGTTCCAAAACTTGCCAAATTCATTTGAAGAGTTCTTGTTAGCACAAGTTGCGGCAGAAGTAGCACAAACTATTGAGTTAGGTATTTGGAAAACTACCTTGTTCTACAATGGTACTGCAGACGAAGGTATGGTAGGTTACTTACGTGACAATTCAGCAATTACTTCAACTGCGGCAGGTGCAACCACTGGATCAAATGTGGTAACACGTTTACAAGCCGCATTAGACGCAAGTCCAGCAGCATTGTATGGTAAGGAAGATTTTGCATTCTATGTTGGACCTACTACAATGAAGGCGTATCAAGCCGCATTATCAGCAGGTAACTACAATTTCCAATTCTACGTTGGGGAGAAGCCAATGAACTTCCAAGGTATTCCAATGCACTATTGCCCAGGCTTGAATGATTCGGATTTCGTACTTGGATTGAAATCAGATCTTCACTTCGGAACTGGATTATTGTCAGATACAAACGATGTTAAATTGATTGATATGTCTGATATTGACGGATCTCAAAACGTTCGTGTTATTATGCGTTTCACTGGTGGAATCATAGCTACGAATCCAACTCAACAAGTAGTATTCTACACAACGTAATAAAATTTCATATTTAGTTTAACCACGGGGTGGGACAATCCCGCCCCTTTTTTTTGAAAAAAATATATGGCTTGTAATACAATAGACGCAAGATTAGAACCCTGTAAAGAGTACCTCGGAGGTATTCAAGGGGTGTTTTTTATTCCATTCACTTGGAGTGATATCGTAAACATAGATACAACAACCAACGTTGGTGCAGTAACTTCAATTACAGATAGTGGAGCAACTAACGTAACTGGATATTTTTGGGAATTAAAAGGTAGCAGTTCATTTAGTGATGCAACTACATCAAGTAGAGAAAACGGCACTACATTCCACGAGAGTACTCTTATGGTAAGTTTTAAGCCATCTGCACAAACAACCCCTTGGTTGGATACAGAGGCGTACAAAAACCTCGCAGAAGGACGCTGGAGAATTGTTGTATGGGATCGTAATGATAACTTTTGGTTATTAGGCGAAGAGTACGGATGTGATGTTTCAACTGGAACAGAAGATTGGGGTGTTGCATTGGGAGATGCAAGAGTATACACTCTATCGTTTATGGCTCAAGAGAAATATGGTCCACGTCCATTAGATGCTACATCTTATTCGGATCTCAGCAGTATTTTCACAATTGATGCAACACCTTAATAGGTAACTCTATAGTTTGTTTAACGTAGGAGGGCTTCGGTCCTCCTTTTTTTTGGTAACAAGTCGCATATAAATCGTTTTATTAATATGGTGATCAATAACTCATCAACCAACGTCAGCATATACCCGTTAATTCCATTTAACGGAAATGATGTTGAAATATACGTAACTCACAAGCAGACACGCATACAAGTGACTGATATTGTTAGTGTTACGGTTGTGGGGCAAAATGTAGTTGTCCCATTGCCATCATTAACTTCAATAGCGGACGTTGCTGAGGATATGGATGAGATCGTAATACGTATAACACAAACTGATCAGTTGTTGTATGAGTACGTAGGATACTGGATCACTGGATCGGTAAGTCAATATCGAAACTGGAAAACATGGGATACGACAGATGAAAATAACAACGATTGGGTAACAATATGGGTAAACAATATAGCATTGTAAATTTTGCAGGGTATACACGACCAAGCATAAAAGAACAAGGAAATAAGGATTGGGTTGAATACGGAGATGATAACAATTATTTCCAGTATTTGATTGATTTGTTTTATAGCAGTCCTACAAACAACGCTTGTATACGTGGCGTTGCAGACATGATCTATGGTCGTGGAGTAGAAGTATTCAATGCAGACAGACGTTTGGATGGATATCTCATGTTTAAACAGATCTTCGATGATGAGTGCATACAAAAATGTGTACTGGATCTTAAGATGTTAGGTATGTGTGCATTCCAAATGGTTAAAAGCAAAGATGGTAAACGTTATGTAAAGGCATATCACTTTCCAATGCAAACACTCAGACCATCACGTTGTAATGATGAAGGTGAGATAGAGAAATGGTACTATTGTGCTGATTGGTCTAAATTAAAGCGTGGTCAAAAACCCGAAGAATTTCCAGATTTCTATTATGATGAAAATGCCACAGAAAGTGTGTTGGTTGTAAAACCATACATGACTGGAAACCACTATTTCGCACCGCCCGATTACCAAGGTGGAACCCAATACATCGAACTGGAAACAGAGATAAGTAATTATCACCTAAACAATATAAAGAATGGATTAGCACCAAGTATGTTGATTAACTTCAACAATGGTGAACCGCCCGAAGAAACCAAAAATGTTATTGAGGGAATGATCAATAGCAAGTTTGGTGGTAGTAGCAATACTGGTCGTGCAATTATTTCATTCAACGATAGCAAAGATACTGCGGCTGATATCAATCCCGTGCAATTATCAGATGCACATAGCCAATATGAATTTCTCAGCACTGAATGTGTAGAAAAGGTATTGTTAGCACATCGTATTACATCACCTTTGTTGTTTGGTATCAAATCGACTGGTAATGGATTCAGTAGTAATGCAGATGAATTAAAGACTGCAAGTACGTTGTTTGACAACATTGTAATACGTCCATTCCAAGATATGTTGATTCGTGCATTTAAAGACGTTTTAAATCGCAATGGAGAGAACATACGTTTGTACTTCCAAACACTACAACCTTTGGAGTTCCGTGATCTTAGTGGAAAGCCAACTGAACAAAAAGAACAAGAGGAGTATGGATTTTCACAACACGTAGAACTTGAGGATAGTTTTAATGATTACCCCGAAGCCGCACGTAATAACGCAAAACGTGCATTAAAATGGGCTGATGAAAATGGTTGGGGATCGTGCGGAACGCCCGTGGGGAAACGTCGTGCATCGCAAATCGCAAAGGGAGAAAAACTTTCAAAGGAAACAATTCGTCGCATGGCATCGTTTGGAACCCGACATGAAAAAAACAAGGATACACCATACGGAGAAGGATGTGGTGGATTAATGTGGGATGCATGGGGAGGTAGTGCAGGAATTAGATGGGCACAAAGCAAGGTAAAAACATTCAGTTCTGACGAACGTATGGAAATGTCAACCGATGAAGAAGATGAATGGTTATTCCATTTAGATTCAGTCGGAGAAACCATAGATCCAGAATTATGGGAGGAAATATCAGAGGAAGAGGTTGTAGATGAAAAACTCGAAATGAGTTATGAAACTCAAAACGACAAGAAAAGTAAAGACGATAAGGGGATCTACAAAATACGTTATAGATATGGTCCACGTAGGGTATCGGACAATAGTAGAAAGTTTTGCCAACACATGGTAGAAAGGGCTCGTATTGGGGTTGTATACAGACGTGAGGATATTACACGTATGGGACGTGATGGAGTTAATGGAGAATTTGCACCCGAAGGAAAATCCAAATACTCAATATGGAAATTCAAGGGTGGAGTGTATTGCCATCATGCTTGGTATCGTGTAACGTTTAAACGTATTAATGAAGCAGGTAAGGGATACGTTAAACCATTAACAGATCGTGAGCGTAGAACTGGTAAACGTGATATGGAAAATTACAGACCAACGTCAAACCAACAAGCAACCAAAGATGGAGTGCCTTTTGATCCACCAAGTTGGGATAAGGCAAGTA